TGGTTCATGCCTGAATTCGAAAAGGACAGCGAGGGGTTCATCTGAACCGTTCTCGAAGAGCTCTATCAAAATGCAACCGATGCGGAAAGCAGTACGTTCAACTGAAACGTCCTGGACGCCGCATGATTCATGCACCTTACGGAAATTTCTGTGGGGAAATGCACATCGTGAGGTGGTGCAATGATTGAGCGCTGTTTATGTTGTGGATATCAGGGTGTTACATCCACAACGAGTGAATGGACCAAACTGGGACGGAAACGGCCAACCGTATTCATATGTGATGTATGTCGGGTGGAGTTATGCAAAAGATAGCGTGCAGGATCACAGGCTGTCACCTTAGAATGCCTGATGATGGAAGGGACATTTGTCCTTCCTGCTCGATAAAAGAGCGTAGACGAATCGTTCGGCAACGTAATCAAGAGAGGCGTGAAACGCGAGGAGTGCAATGGCAACTTGGCCTGAAACGACCAGGGCGATGGTGCCGGGATGGTTGTTGTGATCTTGACAATCCTCAATCCGGCGACTGTCTAATTTGACTGAATCGCCAAAAACCGAGACGCAACCGGCGGTAAGTATCTTAGTACGTCACCTCCGGTAGACGAGGTAAGGAAGAACGGAATCCGGGCCTAGCCGCACGGTGGAGTGGCTTCGAAGATGTTCCTTAGGGGGAGGGGTGGGCGAAAACGATTAATTATCGTCCACCTTTACGATGGAGCATGGCCCGAAAAGCGAAATCGAATATTGAACCCTCAGTGATGACCATGGTTTTTGCTACACCTGTGGTAGCACCAGGGGCCACGTCTTCTTTCACGGTTGATTTGTCGCAATGCGCATCAATCCTCAATCGCCGATTTTATCGACAGGGATTGAATTGGGCCGTGGCAGGGTTCAAGATAACAAGTTTGGCCAGCACCGCTAGTGTGTTGGTGAAGGCTCTGCCCAATACTTGGGTTGTTAGCGGAAGTTGGGAAAAGTCCATGCGTGCATGGTTGAAGCAACAGCAACAAGCTCTCGATGCACTTGACGATCCTGAGCCGGCACGTTATCGAGATTACAAAATCCACGCGGATTCTACACATGTTACCGCTGGATTTGCTGGAAATTTGCTTCCACTAGATGCTGCAGCCAACCAGTTTTTACCTGGTGAATGGGAAGCATCGCAAATTGTCATTCCTAATGATCCAGCAGCGGGTACTACCACAGAATATGCTCTTCATATGGTTGGTGGGAACGTTGCGACCAGCAAGTCGTTGATTACGGGATATGCTAATTCCCGCAACACGCCGCATAGTCCAGACCCTGTTTCTCCAGGGCCGTTGGACAACAATTTCTACAATTCAATGTTCGACGTTGGAAACAACATGGATGATGTTATCAACAACGCGACTGATAAAAACGATAATCTGCCCTATGACCGGGATGATTATCCTGGCGAAGCTGCAAACGGTGGGGATATGGCATGGCATGACTTTGCCTACATCACCAATACGACTATTGGAGGAATAACCCGTTTGAAAGGTGGCAATTTCCCTTGTGGATTGGTCCGCCTTGATTGCTCAGTTGATGCATCCGCAACAACAGCCAATTTCGTGATTCAGGTCGACCTGGTACCAGGCCGGCATCGAGGATATCTTGCTGAATCGATGGTGGAGATGTGAAAGCTATGACGTCTCCGATTACATCAGGAACGGAAGTTGCGATCACGGCGAGTAAGGTTGTGGTTCTTCTTGACCATTTGAAAAACAATCGCATCGAGTATTTGTTGCTCGTCGCCATCGGCCACCTTGTGGGGGCCACGGCTTACGTGAGCGAGCGTGCCGCCGGAGTGTGTGCTTAAGTGCCACGATACACATACGGCAAGACGTTCAGAAAGGACGGCAAAGATGTACGATATCGGTACACCGATGGAAAAAAGAGTACGAAAAAATTAGTGCCAGCGAAGAAGTGAAGAAATGTATTCAACATTCTTTGAGATCGGCGGGCACGTTGTAGAATCTTACTATGAAGAGGAATTCGGTCCACGACCGAGGACTAATCCTTTGGTTATCCAGGCAAAACGCCGCGGTATTCCGGCGCCGTTAGCCAGGCAAGCATCGAAGGAAATAGCCGCTTCTACGGGTATCGATGCGATGAAAGTTGGATCAGCGTACGGTCGAGCTCGCCGAGCCAGACGTGCGTTGACAATTGCAGCTGCACTTGCAGCAGCAGACGGACCGCTACCTATTGGCGATGCATTGGCGATTGGAGTTCTAAGCACTTATGCTGCGTACGAAACCGTCCAGGCAATCGGGGAAGTGAAAGAAGGTGTCGGGTACTGATTGTGTTCGATGTGGTTATCGACCAAGAAGAAGAGACACGTTCTCCATTCAAATCACAACTGACACTGAAAGTAAAAGTGGTCAGGCAGAGACTGTCCTACATGTCATCTGCTATAATTGTGGATATGAATGGGTAGAATAAAAGGCTGATTTCCATTATTATGGTTCATGCCTGAATTCGAAAAGGACAGCGAGGGGTTCATCTGAACCGTTCTCGAAGAGCTCTATCAAAATGCAACCGATGCGGAAAGCAGTACGTTCAACTGAAACGTCCTGGACGCCGCA